CAGCAGCCGGCGCGAGCACCCGGAGACGGTGTCGCTGCTGTACCCGCTGGCCGTGGGCAACCTGCTGACCGCGTGCATGAACCTGGCCGCCGAGATCGGTGCTCCGATCGTGACCGCCGATGTGGTCAAGGGGGTGTGAGATGAGCCTTCAGAACGAAATCATTCTGACCCTTCAACTCAGCGCAGGAGAGTGATATGCCGGCCACTCTGCGTCTTGTCAGCCCCATGCCGGCCGGCCATCCGGCCTTCATGCAGGCACCGCATGAATCGCGGGTCTTCACAGCCTCTTTTTTGGAGCGACTGGCTCAGCTCACCCATGCAGAACGCGAGCTGCGTCGTCTGGGTGTGCATGTGATCTGGAGCCGCCTAGCGGGGCCGAAGCCACAAGCCCATATCCAGCGTGACGGAACCAAGTCCATCGCGCCCTTGCTGGATCGAATGGGGCCGCGCTCTTTCCGTGATTCGGATGGCTGCAAGCTGGTATTTGGTGAGTTTGAGGGCGTTACTGTGAGCTGGGTGGAGCTGTCGTGAGAACCCGTTGCCCGAGTTGCGGCGCGACCGTGTCGCTCGACGCACTGATTGCTCATGACGCGGCCCGCGAAGCCCTGGCGGCCGCCTTCAAGCTGTCCGGCCAGCTCGGCTCCGCACTGGTGCGCTACTTGGCGTTGTTCCGCCCGGAATCGCGCGAGCTAACGATGGATCGCGTGGCGCGCCTGGTCGGCGACCTGTTGCCCGATCTGCAGGCGCAGCGGATCAACCGCAATGGTCAGGTCTATGACGCGCCACTGGAGGCATGGGTGTGGGCGATCGAACAGGCGCTCGCCGCCCGCGACGCTGGCCGGCTGACCCTGCCGCTCAAGAGCCACGGCTGGCTCTACGAGGTGATCAGCAACTGGCGCCCGCAGGCTGGCCAGATGGTGGCTACCGGCGAGCCCCGCCAGATGCTGGCCAAGTCACCGTCCAAGACCCTGTCGGCAATCGCAGCCCTGGAGGATCGCGCACGTGGTTGAGAAGTGGCTTGAACGAGAGATTGCACGCGGCTTGCAAGGGTTGATTGCCCTGCGGCTGGTCGGCTCCCCAGCAGAGGACAGCATCGAATTGACCCTTGATGTCTGGCTTGTTGCGATTGAAAGCATGTCCGTGAACTGGAACGAACAGCTTGATGCCGAGCGTGTTCGCCGAGGGTTTCGCACGCTTTATCGCATTTGCGACCGGTGGCCACCTCCAAGGATGTTCTTGGAGAGCTTGGGCCCCCGCGAACCGCCACCGCCCTTGCCGTCTCCTCGGATCACCGAGGCGCAGCGAAAGAAGAACGTGGCCTTGCTTCGAGAAATGATGAAGGAGTTGGGCCGAAAAAAGAGCATTTATTCAAAGAAGGAGCCTTAGATGGACAACACAATTTCAGCCGGTTACTGGCGAGACGGTGAGGGTCGGCTGATCCCCGAGAACATGGTCAAGCCGATTGACAGGGCGCGCGACGACCTGGTGCACGAGCTGGTCGCTCAGGCCAAATCCACCTCAGCCGTCTTAGCTGCCTTCAAAGCCAAGGCTTTTGGCGACATCGGTGCCTTCGTCGAAATGTCGGGCGAACAGTACGGCGTGAAGCTCGGTGGGGTGAAGGGCAACGTTACGCTGCTGTCGTTCGACGGCCGCTACAAGATCGTCCGACAGATTCAGGAGCACTTGGTGTTCGACGAGCGCCTGCAGGCGGCCAAGCAGCTGATCGACGAGTGTATCCAGACCTGGACCGAAGGCAGCAGCGACGAGATCAAGGCGCTGATCAATGACGCCTTCCAGGTGAACAAGGAAGGGAAGATCAACACCGCCCGCGTGCTCGGCTTGAAGCGACTCAACATCAACGACGAGAAGTGGCTGCGTGCCATGCAGGCGATCTCCGACAGCGTCCAGGTGGCCGGCAGCAAGCCCTACATCCGCATCTACGAGCGGGTCGGCGATACCGACCAATACCAGCCCATCAGCCTCGATGTGGCTGCGGTTTAACCGATTTTTTCACCAGCAAGGAGCAGTCCATGAACAAGCAAGACCTGATCAAGCATCTGGCCGCTAACGCGGACGTCACCAACAAGCAGGCCGAGGCCGTGCTTAATGCCCTCACCACCACGGTGCTCGATACCGTGCGGGCCGGCAACGAGCTGGCGATCACCGACCTGGGCAAGTTCGGCAGCGCCCAGCGCGCCGCCAAGACCGGCCGCAACCCGAAGACCGGCGAGGCCATCCAGATCGCCGCCAAGCGGGCGCCGAAGTTCTCCCCGGCCAAGGCACTCAAGGACGCGGCTGCAGCCTAAACCCTCGCCTCAAGCCGCTCGCCCACGCGGGCGGCTTCGGGAGATGGTTTTTCAGGAGAGAACGATGCCAGCCCCTAACCGCCAGCGCCTGATCCGCTTGATCCACGTGGCCAAGCGTGATCTGTCGATGGACGACGACACCTATCGCGCCATCCTGCTGCGGATTGGAAAGAAGGCGTCGTCGGCCGATCTGACCATGCCAGAGCTGGAGAAGGTTTTGGAACACCTGAAGCGCACTGGCTTCAAGGTGCGTTCCAAGGCCAAGCCGGCCCAGGCGAAGCTATCCCGGCCGCTCGCCCAGAATGTGGAGAGCAAGAAAGTCCGTGCCCTTTGGCTGTTCCTGCATGAGCTAGGCGCCGTCAAGAATCCCTCCGAGGAAGCCCTGGCCGCCTACGTCAAGCGCATCGTCGGGGTAGATGCGCTTCAGTGGGTCAACGGGGAGCAAGCCGAGCGCCTGATCGAGACCATGAAGAAGTGGGCCATGCGCTTCCTGCCGCAGGCTGTGAAGGCACTGGTGCCGCAGGTCGGCGCTCTGCAGCTGTCCGACATCGAACGCGGCCAGCTCAATGCTGTACTGAACAAGGCGTTTACGCACCAGACCTTTGACCCAATGCACTCTGCCTGGGAACGCTTGAACGACGTTTTGAAGAACTGGAGATAGATATGGCCGAAGCTGCATTCCAAGACGATCGTCAGAAGGGCGACTTCAAGAGCAAAGGGCCGGAGCTGCTGGTCGATCTGGCCGAGCAGTGTGCGGTTACGCTACGTGAGAGCGCCGGCTTGGATAAGGATAAGGCCGAGCAGGTTGGTCGTGAGATCGCCGACCGCATGGCAGCCCACTGGGGAGGGCAGAACATCTATTTCCCGATGGGCTTGTCCTACAAGCTCTCACAGCGTGATCGCCAGATTTACGAGGACTTTACCGGCGGCAACCATAGCGAGCTTGCCAGGAAGTACCGCGTATCCCTCCAGTGGATTTACAAGATCGTGAAGACGGTGCGTCAGGAGGAGATGGCGCGGCGGCAGGGTGCCCTGTTCGCCGAATAAGAAACGGGCCAATCGCGGCCCGTTTGTATTTGCATACTCTGCAAGTTTCTTTCAGTCTCCCCTTCCGGGCTCTTCCCGTATCCTCCCGGTTCTTCCCGATTATCTTGAGTCTCTCCTCTGGAATATCTCAAGTCCTTTCACATGTCTGAACCCCATGCGTCCCGTGCGCTGTCGGCATCGCCCATCACCCTGCACCCCCATCCGCCCCGGGGTGCGGGGGTGTTGTGCCGCGCCCTGCTGGGGAATCTGCTCGACGCGGGCGTGGCCCTGGAGCAGTGCCTGGGGCGGGTGGGCTGCCCGCTGCTGCCGGCCCAGCGGGCTGAGGCCCGGCATCTGCTGGAAACCATCCAGGAATCCATGCGCGATCTGCCCGCCCAGGATAGGGCGGCCATTGCCGGGATCGACTGGCAGGCCTGGGCGGCGGTGGCCTGCCCGGCAGGTTGCGCCTCGCGCCAGTGGCGCCAGCATCTGGCTGAGCAGCTGGACGAACTGCTGCCGGCCACCCTGAGCGCAGTACGCAGCCGGCTGCAGGCAGGCTGAGCCGCAGGCGCCATCCGCCTGACGGGCTGGGGGGCAAGCCCTGGCCGGGGCTTATTGTGCTGCGTGATAAGCAATCAAATTTTTCTTGGTTCGTTTGTGTGGGGGCCTTCCCTAGACTGTGCTCCATCAACTCAACGTGATCAGGAAATCGTCCCCATGCAATCCCGCCTCG